CAGAAAAAACCCCCGCCGATTTCGGCGGGGGTTTTTGGCTTAGTATGTTGCCACTTACATCATTAGATGACGAAGTTAGCAATCGTCATACGAGCGTAGAACTTAGCACCTTCACGGAGCAGCTTCTTGCCATACCTTGTGAGCAGTCCCTTTCGAGGGCAAAAGCTCTCGGGGTCAAGTACGACCGGGGTCTGTGTAAGAGGTACGTATGGACAGAAGAAGTAGCCTGAGTCCATGTACGAATCGCCACGGTATCCAAGCAAAATCTGGTTTGTTGGGAAAAGTGGGTCTTTGTACATTCTCCAGCGAGCGGCGACAGTACCTACGTACTGAATACCGATGCTGCTGGTGAAGGTCTCACTCGGTTGAGGAGCGAAGCCAGCGGTTGCGGTCTCGAAGATCGAGGCAACTTCAGGTGAAGTTACGATCCAGTTAGCACCACCACGCAGCGTCTTCCTATGAACAACGTTGGAAATTTCAACGATCTTAACATAGAGGCTTTCATACTTTTCCTTGATGGTGTCACCAAGGGCAGTGTTGAAGTCCCATGCAGCGACCGTACCAGCGTTAAGACGTAGGTCGGTAAGCACTTCTCGGTCGATTTCGAGGTTAACTTCCTGAGCCAAAACGGCAGTAAGTTCAGCCTCGGCGTCCAAGTTGTGTTGGCTACGCAAGTCTTGTTGTGCTTCATAGCTCCAAGCAGCCTTGAGCTTACGGGTCTTAGCGACGATTTCTTCGCTTTCGACCACCAGGTTAACCTCTGGGAGGTCTTGCTGGCACTCTAGGTTGTACTCGTAGTTAACAGTGATACTGTTGGCACCGGGGTCAGCACCCCAAGTCAATGTGATAACACCGGTAACAGCGTCGATAGCACCTGCTGTAACAGCGGGCACAGGAGCGGCACCAATGTTACTGAACGTAAACGCCCAGTTCTCATCAACCACGAAGGTTTGAATGTCGGTTGCACCATCAGTAATCGTACCGGTGATCGTTCCGGCGAGAACGGGAGTCTTCTCCATCGTGTACGTTAGAGTGACTCCACCACCTGCGTTGGCCTGGGTTTCATTCTGCACGAATTGATGCGTGAAGAAGATATCCAAGTTGGCATCACCACTGGCGAGTTGCTGCAATGACATTGCATCGTCAGTTGGGAAGCCTGCCAACGTACCACCACGCATTGCGCCCTTGTTAGAGGCATAGCGGAAGCGGAGGTAGTATACGAGACCAGCAGGGCCGAGCAGCGGTTGTACGCTGACGATCTTGTTGGCAATTAGTTGTGGATAGATTCGGCGAACAAGCGGAATCGAAATTCGCTTAAACTGAGCAATGTCCGAGGTGTCAGTAGCAACCTCGTTCATCAAGCGCTGGTTCTCCAGTAGAACGGCAGTCGTGGCCCGTGTCATCCGGTGCTCAATACCGTCCAGCAGCTTGGTCTCAGCCCACAACTTCTCAAGCTCTTTCGCTTCGTTTAGCAGACGTGAGTTAAAATTCATCTTTTCTCCTTATCACTTTTGTGCTGGATTATGACTAGTTCTCGATACCTGCAAGAACTCGCCATTGTTCGGTAATGGTCTTAGGTTCGTCGTCATCGACTCCCCCGGTCACGGCGCTATGATCGGCCACTTCACCTAGCACGACTTCTCGTTCGGGCTCGGCGACGGCCTTTCCACGACCCTCTACATTGCTTGCTTGCTCCAGTCTTTCGTTCTGTTCTGTAATCAAATTCTTCTCAATGAGTTCTTTAGTCTCCTTGAGGTAGTCATGCATCTTGTCGTTTTCAGTCATCAGACGCATACACTTGCCTTCAAGTTGTCTCTTTTGCAGATTGATAGATTCAAGCTGAGACTCCAATCCATCAACCTTCTCGCCGGTGTTGAGCATGATGTCTTCGTCGGATAGATAGTCCTTCGCCACATCAAGAACTCGCTCGAAAGCGACACGATGTTCGGCCAAGCACGGGTCTTGTAAGACCTCACGACGAGCTACTTCATAGTACTCATCGCCCATCTCGCCTAGGAAGTCGTCGCACTTCTCGACGATGTACTCTTTAATTGCTTCCGTTCTCTTGTTAAACTCCTCGTATAGAGTGCTCTCCAGTTCTTCGTTCTTCTGCCGTTCGGCAAGGATCATCTGGTAAGCCTTCTCATATTCTTCTACAAGTGTGCTTTGGAATTCTTCGTTCTGCTTTTCGAGCCTAGCTCGCAGATCGTAGATGATGTCCAATGCTTGCTTGTAGCCGTTTTCGGCGGTCTGCCAGTCCTTTTCTCGCTCTTCAGCGATGATTCGGTAGCCCTCGTCCAACTTAGTGTTGTACTCAGACACTAGCTCTTCTCTGATACTGGCCACCGCTTCGTCGAGAAGAGAAGTAACAACGGCAGCAACCTTTCCCCTAGTATCTTCCGGTACTAGGGCTCCAAGGGCCTCTAGGACTCGATCTTCTGTAATAGTTGCCATTAGGAATTACCTCTCTTGTTGTTTACAGTTCCTGCTTAATTTGTTTAGCACGACTCCGAATGAGTTGTCCGAGATAAGCGATCAAGGCGTCGTTACTAACGGTATTTATCCCTGTCGCCTCATTTTTGGCAGTTGAATCAACTACCGGTTGTTCTGGGACAATGGGTTGAGACACAATCTCTTCCCTTTTATTATCTGTGGTAGTAACAATCTTCTGGTACGCTGAGAATGTGCTTGGATCAGCTACAGCGTCGAAGGTGATTAGTTTGTAGCTCTCGCCGATTACTAATACACCGTCACCGGAGCGGACTTTGCCATTGCCCACGCCTCGACTGCTAATACCTACTCGCACGCCCGACTTGATAAGACTCTCAAGAATTCGACCATGCGGAGTTGGGAGGATTTCGCCCTCTCCCATAAGGATGTTGCCATTCCACCACAAATCTGTGATGATATGGCTGGCTTTTTCAAAGTGGATGATCGAATCAGTCGGATGATCCAGTTCACCCACAAGTCCTCGTTCTTTTACCGTCTCTATGAGGCGATTCCTGTTTGAATCAAGGACATCAAACGGGTATTCCCGTTTATTCTTATTGGAAACGTTAGCTTCCTGAAACTTACCACGAAATTTCGTGGCTCCGTTTGTTTCTCCTTCTGTAATAAACAACTCAGCAGAGCCAACAGAATCCAGAAACAATATCCTATCGTCCTGGATTCGTTGTGCTTGCATATGCTCTTCTAGCTCCATGAGTTCTTCCAAGTACAGATTCGGATAGATGCGTCCGGTCATGGGCTCACCTCCTTAGCTAATCTTTTGATCTAGGTCAGAGGCTTGCTTCAAACCAACTCTGCTCTCCACGTCATCTACCTTGTTGTCACTGTTCACGTGCTTCTTAACAGCTTGCGGAACGTATGGGTTCTGCAAAACTGGCCATGTGTCCTTAGAACCCCATTGACCTGAAGCACTGTCACTGGTCTTATCAACACCTGGCTCATACTGGAGAGTCCAATCTCCGGCCTTCGGAACATACGGATTTTGCAGAGACGGATAGGTACCACTGCCACCTACATTGCCCCAAGCTCGATTCCGCATCTCCTCTTCCTTGCCACCGGTCTTCCAGTTCTTTCCGTCACTGACAGGCAACTTGCCTGGCCAACCATCAAAGTCACGTGATGGGGCGTACGGATGTTGAGCCTTTTTCGCCATCTCTGGATGCTCACCGACAGTCGTGCGATAAGGTGTCTTGACCACGTTCCAAGGCTTCATTGCCAAGTTGGTCTCGACAAGTACGGTGAGGTACATGGCGGCATCTTCCGCCAATTCCAAATCAGGCTTGACCTGCCCATTTAGAACACTCTCAAGTTGACCAAGGTACTTCGCAGCATCTTGCCGCAAGTCATCATCACCGTCTTCGAGAGCCGCTATGCGAACCTCAGTAAAGATAGTGTGAAGATCAGCAAAGACCTGGCCTTCAACCTGCATTTGCTGGTCTACTTCTGGGAAGAAGCCACCAACAGCGCTCTGGAACACGGCGAATGGGTCTTCACCCTCTCCGGCCTTCTTGGCATTTGCCAGCGAAGCAAGACGATTGACTCGCTCTGGGTAGGACTCGAAAGCCACCCGGAGGATACCTTCGGCGATGAAGGAACAAATCTGGTCGTCAAAGTTGGTTGCACCAGCTTTTTCCAAAGCCTCAGCAACCGTTTGGCTCAACTCATCTTGTGTTAGATACAGAACAGTTGGGTGCTCTGTTACCAATTGAGTGAGAGCTTCGTGAAGGTCAGCATCATCAGCAAGGTTATTGAGCCGCTTAATACGTGAAACCAGTGATTGGAATGATTCGTCAAGGAATAGCTTTTGTGCTTTCTCTCGATGAACCTTTACATCTGTCTTCAAAGTATCCCACTTCAAGGCAAGGAGCTTACCTTCAGCCCGCAAGTTCTTGGTAGGAAGATTTGCTGTAACGACATTGCCAACATCGTCACATTCGACAGTAACTTCAGCAAGACTCGGAGCTAGAGTAATGTAATCGATGTACTCTAGGATATGGTTGGCTGTTTGCCCCCATTCCGTCATCTTCTCTTTACGCTCAGGCTCTAACCGTGTCCGTCGACCTGTCTTCTCAAACCTGTTTGCAATATCAAGGTTGCGTTTACGTCCAGCGGCTTTGTATTTACTTTTACGACTCTTCATAGTGATCCGTCGCTTAGTTTGCCCCTTCTGATAAGAAGCAGGACTTCCCTTGTGTCCTTCAATAGCTGCAAGACGCCGCTGAGGATCGGCAATCGCACCGAAGACTCTTACCTCTCCTCCCTTGTATTTCTTCTTCTTCTTCTTTGATTTTCCATTGTCATCAGCCTCCGACACCATATGTCGTTTGTCGTTGGCTACACGCCGCTCCATAGCGGTCTTATCTTTGCGTCCCTTCGTGAATTTCATTTTGGGGACCGCCATCTCTTGATATGTCTTAAAGTGCTGCTTAGCTCGGGGCTTGTCATCGGCCAAGATCGCATCAACCATTTGGCGCACGACATCACGTCGGCGGTTATCCAATGTCTCAGTGTCAATAGCTACTTCTTCGATGTTCTCTAGCCGGATGTAGCCATCGTCATCGAGCGAGTAACCAGCGTGAATGTAGTCACCTTCGTCTGTCTCATAGTACACGTTGGTGTCGTCGAAACAGTGCAAAGAAACTCCATCAAGTCCAAGCACATCGGCGATGATCTCTTCGGCCTCGACCAGTTCGTTCGCAGCGTGGGAAAGTGAACCCTTCTCAATATCCTCGAAGGCGTCGAAACTGATTAGCTTACGTCGCATATCCGCATCTCCTGCGTTGTTAATGATTTGGTTTCTTGTTAACTCAGTCCAATACCTAGCTGTGCCCTTATATAGGGTCGCTTATTGCGTTTTTTCTGATACATGGGCCGTATATACAACAGCAACGCTGTTATCAACTGTCCTTATATATTCAGCACTGGCTGGAAAGAGGTGGTAAATTGTTCCGATTCGATCAGTATATGGAGTTTAGAGATGCTCAAGATGTTGGCCCTGAACCAATGCCGGACGGCCAAATACAAACTGACCCGGAAAAGCCAGATCGTGCAGATGAGTTAATATCTGCCCTGAAAGAAATTATTTCAGTTGCAGAAAAAGCTATTGACGCCAGAGAAAAAGGTCTTGGTGATAAGTTTGGGAACGGCAAACCGACAGATGAAAAACCTGACGACGCATCTCTTAGTAACGTTGTTTCAAGACCGAAATCAGACTCGGCAGAAGATATTTTTGGCACAGGCTAACAAAGAAGGGGCGACTGCGCATGAAATGGGACGAGTTCTACAAGAGTAAGATACGCCCACTCAATGAAGAATATAGCGTGGACCAAGGCGATCAAGGTTTGCAACGTCTTTGGAACAGCTACCTCAGAGCGCAAGGTGGCAACCCACAACAAACGTTTGCCCAATTCATAAAAGATTTTGAAGCCGCTTCCGAGAACTTCCTCTATCCAGGAGGTGCTGAATACTCTACGGTAGAACTCACCGGCCTTGATCCCCAATGGGTGCAACGCTGGACCGACGAACAAATTATGTGATGAAGGACAAGGGTATGAGGTTCCGGGATTGGCTGGTGGAAAACAAACTCACTCCCTTGGGCGACAAAAGGCAACAAGGCTACCGAATGAACATCCAAGAGGATGAGTTCATTCATTTCACTACCTCTGATCGAGCTAAACAGATTCTGGAAAACGGACGCCTCCTATTCAAACCACCCCACCCGAAATTTGGCACCGACACGGTAGATGCTATCTCTCTTGTGTACGGTTCCTATCTCCCAAGCGTGCAGACAACCCACATAGACAACCAAGATGATCTTGTTGCTGTCAGATTCAAAACCAACGCTATTCCCGACGCTGGGTACTCAGAAGAAGTTAAATGGTTGAGCGACGTGCCACTCATCAATCCGCAGATCATCTCCAAAGAAGAAGCAATCCAATTGCTGCAAAACACCCCAGAGAAACTTGATGAAGATGCGTATGTGGTTTATATGGACCCAAGCGAGCTTGACCAAGCTGTAGGCGTACCTCGCAGCGATCTAAACAGATTCTATGACGCCAAGGCAGCGTACTACCAGCAGATTAACGCTTAGTCTATCTCACCAAGGTCAGTCTCTTCCTCATCCGAGAACTTATCATCGCTGATTGCAAGATCGTACTTCTTGATGTCTTCATCGCTGGGTTCTGGTAATTTCTCAGCCGCCGCTCCAGCAGGACTCGGGGCTGCACTGGCAGCCGGGCCGCCTTCTGGTGATCCAGGAGTGGCTTCCGCACCAGCCGCTGCACCAGCCTCACCACCAGGTGCTCCACCAGCTTCACCACCGGGAGATGCTTCGCCACCAGGTGCTCCACCACCAGGTGCTCCACCACCTTCACCGCCAGGAGGTGCTTCGCCACCAGGTGCACCAGGTGCGCCGCCCGGAGGAGCGCCAGCTTGGCCACCAGGTGGTGCTAACATTGGACTCGGCCCACCTTCACCAGCGCCTATTTGTGTGCCCTGATCTGCTGGCATAGGAACCAGGCCCAGTGCCTCTGGGTTCTGGCCAATGACCTGCATCTTGAGGTCTTCCATTTTCTGGGCTCGGTTACGAGCTACCACATCCTTGGCATCATCCTCTTCAAAACCAAGAATCTTTGTGTGAATATCGTAATCCGACATTAACTGTGAGCCCTTCAGAGTGGCCGCTCGGTTAAACAGCACCTCTGTCACCTCGTTGCGGTTGATTTGCCGCCAATCAGAAGGCGGCGTCATTTTTACTTCCAGTTCACGATAAGAATCTTTCGGATAACCTCTTAACGTCAAGTGCCTAACACAAATCTCGTGGACCGCTCGAATAAATGGCTTTTGGAGACGTTCGATGAGCCGTGCGAATCGAACGTCTTGTTGCGACAACGTGAGTCGAGTGGCCTGTGGGTCTTCATTTGTGAGATAGTTCTTGGGGAATTGTAAGGCTGTAAACAATCTCTGACGGAAGTACAGAGCGTCGTCGATTTCTCCCAAGTTCTCAGCACCAGGTAAAGTATCGATACGAGTTTGGCTGTTTGGCCGCATAGGGATGAAGAAATCCTCGTCAGGTGGAATTGGGTTCCAGCGTTCTTCAACGCCCGATGCTCCCGTTGATCCGCCACCTCGCTTATTGCTGAAAACCTTTTTCTTACGAAACTGGTCTTTCAAGCGGTCGACCATAGCTTCTACTCGGTTGGGCGCAATTTGCCCAACGTCGACATAGAACACTCGGCGTTCTGGAGCACGCACGAGCCGATAAACCAACATCGCATCTTCCATGAGTCGCAACTGATGTGCTGGACCTCGTGCCGCTTCGATCATTGACACACCGTAGGGATAGAACAACTTACGATCATCGCCAAGTCTTGCGTGAACAATCTGTTCAGGATAAAAGCGAAGCGCCGTTGCTTGCATCAACTCAGCTTGTGATGCTCTCGTAATGTCGACTCTTGCAAGTGATTGATAGTCGGGGCCTTCTTGACTTTGCTGAAATTCAATCATACGACCCTTTACCGACTCGATACGGTATACGCTATCTGGTGGTAACGTCTGAACCCGGAGAATGCCTCGTTTGGGAGCATTAGGATCAATTACAGTCTCAAAGAATTGATCGCCATATTTGCATAGATTACGTTGGAGACCCCAAGCCTTATCATCTAGTTGCAACAAACGATGGATCAGGAAGTCAGCTTCTTCTTTCACTTCTGCGTGTTCGCATTTGATCTTAAAGACAAGGCCATCATCATCAGTTTGGCAATTGTGAACAATCGTTGCGTCGGTTGCGAAATTCTCATGTTCTTCAACTGACAAGTCATAGACATCTACTTCCTTATGCTTCGAGACACCAACAACGGTTCGGTGGCCTTGATGGCGTTCACGCAGCGATCTAATTTCGGCGAAACTAAAGCCTTCTTTTTTCAACCACCTCTGCACGCTCATTGGCCAGTAGTCCATCACTTCACATATCTGACGCAAACTGAGGCCACGAGCAACATGTCGAACAGCCTCATTGAGACGATCATACTTCTCTATATTCTCGCCGGTCTTCCACTCATCGATAAACTGTCGTTCATGTATCCACCCATCCGTGAAAGTGAAGATGCGTGGAAATTGGCGGGTCTTCAGTTTCGTTAGTTCTTGATTAGCCGGGATACGATAGAAAGGCTTCAATTTCATCTTTCGTTTGAGATCGCCTGCGCAGACCCATTCATCATCAAGAGTGAGGAACTGGTGGTCGGGAGTAGCAACGTGGAACTTACCATCATCGAATTTGACCTTAACTGTCTCTGCGGTCTTAACTTTGCGAGGATGAAAAGCCCAACCCAGTGAGAAATCACCTTTGTCGAAATCCCAGCAATATACTAAGAACCGCTCATCTGTAGCCTTCTCTTCAGCCAGTGTCTTGATGGGAATGAAGCCAAAGGGGGTGGCTATCTTTGTTTCACCAGCTAAGCAAGACTCGTCTGCAAAGGTATTCAAAGCCGTATGGATTTCGGGGGTGTCTTCAAGTCGGTCGTATTCCTTATAGCGAGCTTTTCTGTTTGTAACGGTGGATAAGTCAATGAAATCCTGGCTGTCCGCAATTTGGATGCGCATGGGAGATTGTGTACCGCCCCAGTACGCATTTCGGATGTCCCATTTAGCATCTGGTGATGTTACGCCGACGCTTTCAATTGAATCATCATCTTCAAGCGCTTCTAGTGGACCTTGTCGTGTAGCATAGTAGAAGAGTTTGTAGATATCTGAGAAGAACGGCACCGCCATAGCCCAATTTTCCTTGTGTCTGTCGTCCTCGTAGTAACTTAGTAATTCTATCTATGCTTCGAGAGATATATTGGGAATAAGCAAATCCTTCACACTCTTATGTTGATAGGAGGATAAGTCATGCACTATGATTACTTGTTCATAGCTTCGCACCTAGGTGCACCAACAGCGACCCTTGTGCGTGCTTTGTCGGCGAACCCCGAAATATGTGTCAGTCCGACACCGATTACTTATTCGGTACCTACAGACATACAGGCTTTGCGCTACTTATGTGACCAGGAGAAGAAAGCCCGCATCGCCACTGATGTGTTACTGTTCAATCCTTCAATGCGCACTACGGGATTAGATAACGTTTGCGCTTTCATTTACTTCTTAGGCGATCCCCGTTGCTCCATCTCGTCTCTGGTGCACGAACACAAATACACCGCCGAGAAAGCCTACGACTATTACTCCTTCCGACTACAACGACTTGCGTTGATGGCAAAACAAACGCCTCTGGCTATGCTGTTAACAACGGGAACTTTCGATGACGAGCACTCAAAACGCTTGTCGGAACTTCTACGATTGAAAGATCGCTTGCGGCTTTCGGCTGAAGATGGAGATTTGCCACAACCCGAAGAAAGTAAGATTGCGGATAAAGCGTGCGTCGTCTACCATCGATACTTGCCCGAAATCCGAGCTAATTTGGAGGAACACAATGTCGACGCTGTTCTCACAACTGCAACAACATCTGAGGGAAGCCCGGCGTAATAGAGACCCGCTTAGGATAGCCATCTTGTCAACTCTGGTAGGAGAACTAGAGAATGACACTCTTCGGAAAGGTGGAAGGCCACTCACCGACGAAGTGGTGATCCGCAAGATACAACGATTCATCGCCAGCAATGACCAGGTGATCGAGGCTGCGGAACAATATGCGCCTAATCAGGTTGGGGAGCCACGAGAAGAAAACGAACTCCTCTCAAGTTACCTACCTAACTTTTGGGATAAAACCGAAATTTCATCGGCTTTGCACAGCGACCCGACCACTTGGTTTGAAGTGATCGACGCCACGAATCACGGTAAGGCTGTCGGCATAGCTATGAGGTGGTTAAGGAAGGTGCAAGCGCCGGTCGAAGGTGCAACAGTGGCAGAGGCGATCTTAGATATCCGCAAAGGCGGTTAAGTGGCTGCTACTCGGTAGACTTGTCTTCGAGGTTAGTTTCCGCCGCCTTCTTCGTATTCTCGATAATCTGCGCCCACCACTTCTCGTGATTGCGTTTTGCCTCTTCGGCAAAACGCTGGGCGGCGGCATTTCGTTTTTCTCGTTTGTGAGCAACATTTCCTACAGTGCTCATTGCCCGCCGCAAGTACGTCCTTGTTTCTTGTAGTGCAAAGTCATCGCCGCACATTCGCAAGGCTTCTTGAATATGCCGTATGACGTTGGTGTGATTCTTCTTCATAAACTACTTTCGACGAGCCGCTTTCCTATAGTGGGCTACTCGTTCTGAGGCAATTTTGCCAAAAAAGGCGTAGGCTTCTTGTAATCGACGAACACCTTGTGATTTAGGATTGCCTTTCGAGGCAAGTTCATCAGCCATCGCTTGACATTGGTCATGTCGATGAATTGCTTGAATATATCTCTTGAACCACTTCCTGTATAATTCGCTATGTGACATAACTTATTTCCTTGAAATGTGTTTCCACGATCTCCCATGTAACACATTTCCGACATTGCCAATACTAATACTCTTGCTTTCTGCAATCTCTTTCAATGTTGCTCCATTTTCCCTCATAGCGAATATGTTGTACACGTCAGACTCGTTTAGTTTACTTCCGTTATTGTTTTGGCCTTGTTGTGATCCACGATAACTACGCTTATGGCCGCTTAATACTTTGGGGTTATTTGTTGACTTATTATTCGCTATCCATTTGTTCTTGCATTGGTTACAGCAAAATTTTTGTTTCTTATACTTACGGGGGAATAGCTGTTCGCAATTTTCGCACTTATTCTGAGGCCAAGGAGCAGATGAGATTTCTTCTGTTAAGTTGATGCCTAAGTTGATTAGGTCGTTTTTAAGTAGCAACCGCAGTTTGTGACTTGCCTTGAACTCATCAATTTTCTTCTGTGAAGACGGCGTTAGCCATCCTTTAATTTCTACATAGACATGATCTCCCGATAAGTAGAAGTCAGGGGTGTAGCTACTGCCGTTAGATAAAATAAATGTCTGTGGTTCATATTCCCATGCCCCATCGTTATGATCTAAATATCTTGCGTAAGCTACTTCCCAACGACTTCGCATTGATACAACTTCCCCGTCTTTGCGTTCGTACCAATACCTCTTTGGCGAGTTAGATGATTGGCCGAAGTTTGGATTAAGACTACCTTTCTTACTTTCGCTAATTCGTCTTCTATGTTGTCGGCTCAATCTAGTTCCTTTTTGACGACCCAATTTTCTTCTTGGTATTCCATGAAGTTCCATATACTTATGAATGGTTCCATAGGAACAATTCTTCAATTTGGCGATTGCCGCCAGAGTCATTTCTTGTTGCCAATAAAGGTATTCTAGTTCTTGTTTCGTAATCATATTACGGTAGGTGTATGCGCTATAACATAATATAGTAAACTACCACCCAAAAACAACCAATTTATCATCCACCCAAATTCTTTCAGTATGGTGTCATTCCGCCGTTCGTAGGGCATGATGACGCCGGGAAGCACATTTTCTAATTCCCAAGGCTCTTGTTCTTCTTCGTCCTTGAATAGCAAGTCTTCGGGCGCAGCCTCTTCAATCTCTTTCCTGATTGCCTCGTATTTACGGCTTGTCATTGAGTCTGCGATATTATCAGGCAAGTGAACACCAGTCGGGACATCTCGCAAATGCTTGTCTCTTATGTAAAGAGCAATGGCAAGTGCCATTACCAAGTCATCATGGTGTCCTCTTTCAGCCTCAGCCCGCTTCGTGCTTCTGTTGTATTTGAAAGTCTCCAACTCTCGAACAAGCCTAGAACTACATAGTCGACAAAGGTCGTTTTCTAAGTAGTTCTGCATAGCTTCCAAGATTACAGGTCGTGTGGTTCTGTTCATGGTGACACCCACTCGTTCCTGTGTTCTGGTTCTCTGATAATAGAGATTCTCGTAATACAGATTGTGAGTCAACTTATCGAGAATGGCTACGCCAGGGCCACCGTTCTCCACCGCCACGAGCGATGTGTTATAATAGATGCCTACCCTTGCTACGATCATGGCAAATACGTTAGGAGGAACGGTGTTACTACAAAACTCCGCAACTTGTTCTAATGTCGTAGCGTCAATAACTTGAAACGCACTAGAGTCCCCGTCTTCTCCAACACCTTCAGCAACGTCAACACCAATAACATACTGATGCCCCTCTTGAGGTTCTTGCCAAATCCACAAAGCACCTCTATCCCATTGTTGTAACTCGGGGTTTTCGCTTTGAGCATGAAGGTCGAACTCTCGTTTTTCGTGGTCCCATTCCGTAAACAACTTTTTCAACACACGTTTGTGCTCTGTTTCCCTATCAACCTTACTCAAAACTCCTGGATCGATGTAAGTTTCGCCAGACCCAAGGAATGAGCCCAAAATTTCCTGAGCGAATAACCTATCGCCCAGATTCGCTCGTGCTTCCTCAGCCCACCCAGGCTTACAGTACTGGGGGTGCTCTGTATAGTGTAGGTCGATAACATTGAAGCCGTTACGGTCGGCCTTAGCATCCACCCACATTTTATGATACCAGTTACCAATACCATGCACTGTAGAGACAACCATAACGTTGCCGCCCGTAGCAACTGTGGGATACATATCAGCCCATACTTCTTCCATGTTCGCAATAAACGCTGCCTCGTCCACAATGACATAGTTCAACGATTGGCCACGGGCACGTGATGGGCCACCAAATTCAAGTTCACTCCTGGTATCCGTGAACGTCATTATGTGTTTGCTATCAGAACCTAGCCTTGGCGCTAACCACGGATAATCCATAGTAAGGACATCAACGACACGACGAGCCATTTTACCGGCTTTAACGGCTTCCGTGTCCGTCTTTGAGATGACAAGCACTTGCTTATTTTCTCTGAACATGCACATCCACAAGGTCCATAAAACGCTCAGTGTTGTCAGACCGCCCTGTCGAAATTTGCGTAATATGTTGAATCGGTATCGCTCGAAATCTCGCAACACACGAACTTGATATGGGTACATTTTGAACTTAACAGCACCAAGCTCCAAGCTACGAATCTCGAAATACGTGGACGCACAGTAATCAAAATTGCTAGCGCATTTCAGCCACTCTTCTTCCTGCCAAGCCTCTGTGAACTGCATTCGCCCTCCGTTCAGTAACTTTACCTACCTATATAGAATAGCAAGACTTTGAAATCGTCCGAAATTGTTAAGATGTTGCTAAACCAACTTATGTTATTAACAAGGGGAGGAGTGTGTGTGGCGAAAGAAGCGAGGGCAAGACGAACCCCAAAAACGATCCATCCTTGATGGTGGGATTACGTTCTTCACCATCGTCTCAGCGGTTTTCTACAGCACGATTAGCTTCTTTGTCTGCAAGGGATGGGAGTATGTGTGGAAGCTGCGGAGAAGTAGGAAGTCCCAAAAAGATTTTGCAGATAAAAAGTGAAGATCGGTAGTCTCATTTGCCGTTATAGGTAGTATGCCAACAGAAACCGAAGTTAAGTTTTGCCTGCATATTGACGATGAGATAGAGCAGACAGCGGCGGCGCAGGCGTGCCAATGCTACAAACTGGAACAAGGCTATCTTCGTAGAAAGTCGAAATTCAACATTCGAGTGCGCCGACAAACAGATATGGCCACCAATGAAGTGCAACACTTTCTACAAGCCAAACTTCGAGTGAAGGCTTCGGTGGACTATCCCGAGTACCAAGACACCGGAGTAATCGACCGGATCGGCCCGCCACGTATCATCGAAGTGGGCACAACTGTATCGGAACGAGATTTTCTCGATTTTTGGATTTCTTCTAAAGGTCGGCTCACCAAATTCCGATATATGGTAAAGAGCGAAACAACGGAAGCCTACAAGGACGAACACGGGCTACCGTGGCAGGAAGTCTGGGAGGTTGACTTTTTCAAGACTCTGCAAGGAGATACGTATTTCGTACAAGCAGAGTGTGAACTTCCCGAAGGAATAATGGAGCCACTGTTTCGTGCTCCTGAGTTCATCAGGAGCAATACCGTATTTCGAGTCCCATCGGGGGACTCACGGTTCTCTAACAGTCGGCTGGGCGACGTAGGTTATGCCGCTCGGCTGTACAACTCACTGTTCCCCAAGAGAAGAAAAGGGAAAGAACATGAATTTGACTGTAACTGATTATCCAATCATCCGAAACAAGCCGGTTGCCCAGTTCCGATACAAGGGCAGCCACAGCAAGCCGGTTCGCCGACAGGTCTTCTTGACTGAGGTTCGGCGAAATGTCATCACGGGCTACGAGACCCTTTCGGGCCGTGCAGCTTGTGACCTGGACGAGGCCGATATCAAGTCCTTTACACGGGACAAGATTTTCGACTTCGAGCGCCTCTCCCTCAAGGATGCGGGCGTAACCAGCTAACAACTTTAGGGAATTACTCGAACTGCCCCGGCCTTTTGCCGGGGCGGTTCGTAGTTCTCTTCACAAAAAGAAGATCACATCACTATCATACATTGGAATAGGCATTAACCATGTCGTCGAATGAACGTAAAGCATATATTACCTGGAGCGAAATATGGAGATCAGAAGTTACGTAGATGATTGGGATGAATGCGTCCCTGCTTCAAGAAACATGAAAGTTACAGCCGATGGGCGTCGTGTTCAAGAGAATGTTCAAACTGTCACATTAGAAGATGGATCAGAAGAACATACGCATGAGATTCTCGAAGAAGTTGTTCCCATGCGTATCGCCAAACGGGTTCACCGGAGAATTCAGCCGGTCCCCATCGAGGAACGGGTAGAATGCATTGCTGAAGATGGTAGCGTAACAACAGAAGTTCACGCTATTGATCCGAGCTTGCTTGACCTGCGGCGTGAACCTGTTACTCTCGAACAAGTGGCAAGCGATGTTCGCAACCTACGCCATATCGTTGATGATGCTGTAATGGAGCCAGAGGAGCCCGTTAGGGCGGCTGCTCCTCTTAGGAAAGCTCGTAGAGGAGGTTGGTCCTTCTGGAGGCGGGCCGAGAGTCGATATGGCGACAAGCGACGAAGGGCTGTTGGCGACGAGTTTGTCGACGAACCCGACGTAGTACCAGAAGTTGTCGAAGAAGAGGAAATCGAAGTCAAGCAAAGTAAATTTGCTGAGTTCGGTTTGACAACCTTGGCTTGGATTGCTTTCGCTGTTGTTGCTGGTCTGGTGACATACGCACTCATCTAATAATATCCAATGAGTGGCGATAAGCGTCACTACAATAAGAATACGCCCAGGCGTACGGGTGGGGTGAAAGGTGCCTGGTACAGCCCCACCCACTAAACAATTTCTCTTCATTGTTTCGCAAAACGAAAAGGCCCCACGGCAATGCCGTGGG